GCGCAATCTTTAAGTACCGGTAATGTAGTGCATATGTCTTTATTCACTCCACTTGTAGACATAACAGCTAATTACATAACCGTAGTTACCGGGACTCAACCGAGTAGCGGAAGTCTACAACTTGGGCTATATACTTTTAATGAAAGTAATAATAAATTTACAAAAGTTGCCGAAACTTCTACACACAATTTTAACAGTGCTGCCGCTGGTGCAATAAAGCTACCTTTAGCAAGTGCATATAGTTTATCTTCTGGTACAAGGTACGCCGTAGCTGTTGCAGTGTCTAGCGTCACTTCCCTAACTCTAGCTGCATTACCTGCGGCAACAATTCTTTCAATATATGCTTTGAGCCCACTGATTGCAGCAGGATTTACATCTCAAAATAGTTTACTTTCTGAATTTACTTATTCGCAAATAAGCAATGTAGTAAATTACAGGGCATTTGCCAGAGTGTCTATCACATAAGAGTATTTTATAATATTATAATTTACTGATATGAAAAAAACTAAAAAAACAATACGTAAGGTTACTATAGGTCCAAGAGTAGATCTGCCTAAAGTGTCTGCCTGTATATACAATACTTTAGATATGCATACCAAAAGTGTGGTTAATGTTTGTTCTGCTCTTAAAAAAGCTTTCAACATTTCTTAATGATGCAAGGCTATGTTCATACTAGGCTGGCCGCACTTGCAATGCTTGAGTTCAGCAAGTATGCAGCCGATCATGATCTAGAAAAAACAGCAAAATCCGTACAGCTTCAAAAGCTAATAGAAGCTAAAAAGTTTTCAGACAAAAATAAGTATAATGAGAAAAACACTATACTTACTGAATTGTTAAAAAAATACCCTCGTGAATTTAAAATTGACTCATTACTTAACAACAACTATGTTGGCCTAACACATAAGCCTTCAGGTTTTAAAATTCACGCACCACGTACTCTTATTCCTGTAGGTATTGAAATAGCAAATAAGCCTAATGACTCCGTTAAAAAAAGTGTTTGAAGACCACAGAGTTGAGATGTATTACACAGCTCAATATCTATTAGGCCCTACAATGCTTATGAAAATTGGCGAATTGTTAGAACTTCGTAAACCTCAAAAGGTTAAAAAAACAATAGTGCAAGCGTTAATTCCAAACAGTAAACAAAATGATCACAGAACTAACTTTAGCTGAAAACGATAAGCTCATAGACTTTGGATTAAAATGGTCAAAAATAGGTTTGAGTACAGAACCTGTAGTATTGCAAGACGCTATGGAAGCAATTAAAAAAGCTTATGAGTTTGCAGGTTTGAATCCTCCTAAAGCCTATCTGGGTCCGTTCAATAATCCTGTAGACTGTGCTAAAGCTCAAATTGCAGTTAAGAGAATGCCTAGAAGTACAAAATTCGACGAGCTGACTAATCTTGATATTGCTGCTGGTGAAGAGTTTTCTGCAGAAGAATTGTACGCAGCTATTGGAGAACAGCAATATGGGTTTCATGATAGCAGCTGGCTGTGCTCTTATGACTTCATGAAAGAGGTTTTAGAGCTACAGGAACTTGAAAGCTTGGATGGCCTTATGGAGGTAGCTAAAAATGTAGGCTGGTGGGCAGCTTACGATAAGGTTGCTTTTTTTCAAGACAGACCAGAAGAAGTGCATTTTAACGAAAATGGCGAGCTACATAATGATAATGGCCCAGCAATTAAATGGCGTGGTGAAGATAGGTCATTTGATATCTATGCAATTAATGGCGAGGTGCAGCCTCCTCCAGCGTAGACCATTTCGTTGAACCCACCTAAATGGTAAAAGGCTACCCTAACCGGTAGCCTTTTTTTAGCTGTCAGACACAATTATTTGTAGTACAATAGCATTATGGACAAACCAAAAGTTGCCTCAAAAAAGAAACCTAAGGATCAACCTAAAAAAGATACTAGCCCTAAAGTATATCAAAGAGAAAAAATTGACTTTGACCTACATATTAGAGAGCTCCCGTGGACAGAAAAACAAAAAGCTTTAATAGAGCTGGGAGGAAGTAGAGACTGCCGTATTATATTTTTGGCGGGACCAGCAGGGAGCAGCAAAACACTCAGTGCCGTTCGCATTGGCCTGGAATTACTTAACCAAAAGAAGGTTAGCGATTTGGTGTTTGTGCGTGCAGCCGTAGAAAGCGCAGATTCAAAATTGGGTTTTCTGCCTGGGGATATTGCAGGCAAGTATGAACCTTATATGGGTCCGTTTGAAGACAAGATTGAGGAATTGCTTCCAGCAGGTGAAGTGAAACGCCTTAAAGGAGAAGGTAGATTTATTTATCAGCCTATTAACTTTGTGCGTGGAGCCAGTTGGACAGCTAGGTGCGTAATTATAGATGAATGTCAAAATATGACCATCAACGAAATTCAAACACTACTTACGCGTATAGGTAAATTTACCAGAATGATTCTTTGTGCTGATAGTGCGCAAAGTGACCTTCCTAAAGCTAAGCAGGGAGGGTTTGATAAATGCCTGCATATGTTCAACACAGAGCATGCAGAAAAAATGGGTATATATAGCCTAGCTTTTACGAATGAAGATATTATGCGTAGCGAGCTATGCAAATTTATCGTGCAGACATTTGAAGATAACCACAACGTGCTACATCCGCCACACTAATATGAGAACTCTAGGATATGTATTTGCAGGGCTAGGAGTTATTTTAGGTAGTGCTATGTGTACGCTAGTGGCACTAATAGCAATAGCCAGAATATTCTTTTGATGAAAAGAGACCTGTGTATTTTTGCGATATTAGCCTTTGTTTGTCTTAGTGATATTTTTCCAGGACAACACGAAGATGAATCGTACATTATACGCAGAATATACTTAGATGTTTTGGGGGTAGTTCCTCTTCCTCACGAAATAGACTGGTATTGTGTCTATAATGATAACGGCTACAACATGGCCGTAGAATGGGTTCTAGCCAGGCCTAGAGATAGATGGACTCCTGGTTGGGACCATATGAGTGTAGAGGATATAAGAAAAACTCTAACGTCTCAAAGTTATAAAAACTTTAAAAAAATGCCTTTGAGTAGAGAGCAACTAAACAGGCAACTGTGCTACATAGCTGGAGAAGAATATTCAGGAGATTATTCACGCGTAATACAAGCTAGAAGCAAGCTAATCAAATATGCGCTAGAGGCTACAGATAGCGACGTTGACGCAATAGATCATCTAGCCTACCAGCTAATGAGTAGGGTGACCACCATGACAGAAGCTAATTATCTTAAAGGTAAACTTAAAGACTATAAAGCTACAGCTAAAACTGAACAGCTGGCTTGGGAGAATTTACTTGATGAGCTGCTGGGCTTTGAGGATGTAAGAAACAGGTGATTACCCGCCACTAACTATAGATCCGTTAGGCCCGCTCATTTTACCTCTACGCGCACGCTCTTCTTTTACTTTATTTAACTCAGCAGGAGTTAAAAGTTTATCTAGTGACTTATCATCCACAATACTGTCTAGATCTACCAGCACTTCTTTAACAAAGCTTATAGGAGAGCCACTCACAGGGTCAGCCTGATACAGCTGAACTTTTTCCTTTTCAACGTCAGGGATTATGCGACCTTCAGCAATTTCTGCAGGGTCTAAAGCTACAGAAATAGCCAACCCTTCATCTAGATTTACTTTTTTTTTAAACCAGCATCTTCTTCATGTGGTACCCCGAAAACTTGCGGGATATCTTGCGGGGTTTTAATCCCGTCGAATTCCACAGGTTTAAGGCTAGCAATATAGTTGAAGTCTTCCTGCTCTTTCTTTTCTCTTCTAACCTCTAATAGTTTATTCCAAGCAAGCACTAGCGTAACTGCAAGAGGATCAAATACAAAAATTAGTGCAAAGATAAAGTATCGCACAGCCTCGTCTACAGTAGATCCTGTAGCCGCTGCAATGAACTTAAATGAGCCTACATCTGTCGTGGTATTCATTCCGATTTTTAGCTCTGCTATATTTTTTTCAATTTCAATAATTCTTTCTCTATCTTTAGTAAGAGCTTCTTCTTTTTGTTTGATCTCAAGATTAGCCTCTTCAATGGCCTTGTATGCCTGTTCTCTGGGGGCTTTATAGTTGCCAGCATCCTTGACTCGCTGCTCTTGATCTTGTCTCAGCGTGGTGAGACTTTTGATGCGTTCACTATGCTCGGCTACGCCTGTTTCAATAGCTGTTTTTTCTGTAACCAGTGCTTCAATTTTACTTTCAAATGTTCCTACAGTAGCAGAGTGCACCTGATATGCGCCTGTAAGAAAACCGAATATACCTAGGCTAGTTACTCCCATCAGTGTGAGTACAGCCACGCAAAGATATGTCTTCAGTAGGAAGCTAATTCTCTTCCAATAGGTATGCAGGAAACTGGCTGCGACCAGCTTACCTATCTCAAGGCTACTGGCCATGATACCGATGGCCAAGCTACTTCCAGAGAACAATACAATTAGCCCTTTGATACTGAAGAAGGCCGCGCACCCGGCCACAAACATAGCACTAAAAGCAACAAGTGTTATAAATAGCATACTTCTATTATAATAGTATTTTTATACTGCGTACATACAAAAAGAAGAGGCCTACAACCCTCAGGCTGTAGACCTCTGTCTCGTTCGCAACAACACAACGCTAACTAACGACCAAATTATACAATAAAGGGATTGATGATCTCTAGGTGCAACACAGGAAGCTCTAGCTCTGGATCATAGGTGAGGCTGGCTTTAGTTACCCCAGAGAGTTCAATGTCTAGCTCTTTAGAATCATCAAATGCGTAAACCTTTGTTTCAGCTGTGGTTTGTCCTGCCAAAAAAGCTACATTAGTTTTTGCCGGCTCTTTTTGTTTTTCTTGCTGTTCCTCTGTGGTCCACTCAGGCTCGTAGTCTTCTCTAAATTTATTGTTAGCCTCTTTTGTGAGCTTTAAGGCTTCTTCAATAGAACTAAACCCCATTTCTTTGAGCTTTTCTAGCATAAGTTCTTTGTTGTTTTCAGTAGTCATAATGTTCAGATATTCAAGATGTTTTGTTAGAGTAGATAACCTACAAGTTACAAATATAGTCGTAATACCTACCAAGTAAATGAAAAAAATCGCTCAGTCTATTTAAATATTTACCTAGTACAGGTCTGTACGCATTTTCAGAGTTTAAGTGTAGATATGATCTCTCGGCACGTCTACATACTTTTGAGGCAAAGTCAAATTTACTGCCTATGTCTGAGCCTCCGTATAACACCCAGTCTTTCTGTTCAATTTCTTGAGTATTTTCAAGCTTAACTACTTGAGCGTCTAATATAGCTAGATCTTCTTCAGTTATTGCAGAATACTTAGAAGCATATTGTTCTAACTTGCTTTCTTCAGTAGCAAGCTCACCCATTAGCAAAGTTAGACTATGCTGTATTTTTTTTAAATACGCGTAATACTCTTTATCTACAGGTTTATGCCTAGGTAAGTCGTAATTCCAGAGTGCAGGTCTAATTAAACCAATAGCTGCGTTAAGCTCGTCAACATCACCCACCGCAGCTATGCGTTTATCTGTCTTACTTACTCTAAGTCCAAACAACAGTCCAGTTGTACCGTTATCTCCGGTTTTTGTGGCAATCTTCATAGATATTAATCAATAGTGCAGGCTCCACCAGCGCAAGCAATTTCACCTTTAAAATCGGTGTTATCTTTTCTTTCTTTAATATCTTCAAAATTAAAGTTGTCTGCTATTTGAGAAAACGCTTTATCCAGGATTTCAAATACTTCTGGGTGCGGGGGCTGGCTATAAGGCAAGTACTTATAATCTCCACCGTCATAAGGAATAAGACTAATCCCATAATACGAATCCTTGTTTTCAATCATCCACTTCTTAATTGCCTCTTTTTCATGCTCATGATAATTAATTGTGAGGCTGATGTTATGTGTATTGGTGCCTTCAATGTGCCCTGGCACAATCCAATTATCGTACAGTTTCTTGACTCTTTCAAGACATTGTACAGCTGTCTCTTGTGAGCGTAATAGAGTGGTGTCGTATAATTTGACAGGCACCTGCATAATCATATCGTTATTGTTGAAAGGGTCATCAACAACAAAGGCAGGAAATCGTTTGGCCAAGCTCTTAGCAAGAGCGCTGAACTTATCCATGCGCACTCGCCTAATATATCTGATTTCATGGCCTGCATGAACTCCTGCCGTGGTTCCGAGCCAGCTACTGCTTGTTCCGCTGGGCTTGGTCGTAGTGATTCTTCTTGCTGGCTTAATGCCAAGTTTTGCTGCCCAATTTTTATTGATTTCGACGGACAACTTTGCTCCATCCTGCAAGTTTTCATTTGTGAGAATTTGCTGATTTTCAGCCTGACCAGTGATTGATACACCGAGAAGGGCTTCATCTTCTGCATTTTCTTTCCATCCTGGATGAACATATTTAAAGTCAGTGTAAGAAGCTTGTAGAGTACCTATGATAGTGGCTGCCTCTACAGCCTGCAACCATTCTTCTTTTGAAAAACATTTGGCTGCATTAATTTCAGTCAAGTTACAAACGCCTCTTGATTTAAGTGCAATCTCATGACAAGGGTTAAAGCCGAGGTCGTCACTATCGCCAGTAAGCGACAACCCCGGCTCTGCTTGCCCTCCGTCGAAGCATGCCTGTATGATGTACGCAGCTTTACTTGCAAACTCAGGATCATCTTTTCTGAGAACTGCGCTGTTGTTTGCTCTAGCAAGCTCTGGATACTTTTCCCACCAGTTTCCAGCCTTGCAGTGCACTAGCTCCTGTTCGTCTGCATCAAAAAGACTAATCAAAGCGCCTCTCCTTACGCCTCCCACAACTACGCAATCAGCTACTAGGCAGCAAATTCTGTGACATTCAAATGGAGTTAAAGCTCTTCCTTCAGCTTTTCTAAGTATAGCTCTTACATTCGCATGCATCTTGATTAGAGCTTTAGGCCCGCTAGATGTGCCACCTGTGCTTAGTGGGCTACCCATAGGCCTAATTTGAGTGTAGTCAAATTGTAAGTCAGGATTTGTAAATAGTGCCACTAAAGAATCACACCAGCCTTCTGCAGAGTCATCAATAATGTAAGGAGATACAACAAAACCTTCTGGAATAACAGGCAACTGACTTACGTGCCTTTTCTTAACGCTGAAGCCTACACCAGCTCCGCTCATACTCATATAGAATAGGTCAGCAAAATCTTTTACAGACGTAATGTTCAGGAAACTGCAGTTGTACATACGGTTATGCCTGCGCTCAATAGCGTCACCGGCAAACTGAAAGCTACGCATACTCGGAACTACTCTTCCTGCAAAGACTTGCGTATAAGCTTTAGTTATTTCTTCTTTAAGCTGAGGAAACTTTTTAACGTGCATGTCCAGGTTACGCTGAATAGTTTCTTCTTTAGTCTCTCTTCTAAACTCTTCAGGTAAATACTTTGCGTATGTACGATAGTGAACAATTTTGGATAGGAATTCTTTACTCATAAATATGTATGTTACTGCACTAGACCAATACTACCAAGTTACTGATTTTAACAACAGAAAATTAAGTTTTG